ATTTACACCTCACCTCCTAGCTTGTCTAGTTTGTTCTGCATATAAGCTATGATCTCGTCACCGCTCCGCGTGTCCACTGTTTGCGGGTGCAGCCACCCGTAATACCGCTCCCGAATGTACACGCCGCCTGAATGCTTCGCCGTGTTCTCGGCCACGCATTTCAAAGCGTCGGTGACGTAGATTCTGTATGTTTCCGCCTCCCTGGCCTTTTCCAGTTTGGCGGAAACATAAGCCAGGAAGGCGTTTAGCTGTTTTGGGCCTCGGTACTCTCCGACGCAGAGCCAGCAGAGGCCGGTGTCTTGCTCTGCACACCGAAAAGCTGCATCAACGCCGGGTCATTGAGCATATTCAGCACATCCACAAACACGGTTGCCGCCGTGCAGTGGTAGTCTGCCGGGTCCTTGTCGTCCAGAATGGCCAGCATGGTTTTTACGTCCGTCGCGTTGTTCTCCAGCAGCGCACCGGCAAACTCCAAAGGCGTTGTGTTCTTGGCCTTGACCACGTTGGCGTTCTGCGCAATGCGCCCAATGGGTGCCAGCAGCTTTGCCACCACCGCAATGGCTTTTTCGTCCTCAAATTCCGAAAGCTTCATTTACGCGGCCTCCTCCGGGTCGATCGAGTAGAACGTCATAGGCATTTCGTCCTGGGCGCTCATGGACACATGGCCGGTCAGCTCGATGGTGACCTGGCCCTTGCCGTTCTTTGTGGTTTTCAGGCTGAACCCGCCGGTGGACAGGGCGTTTTTCATCTGGACGGCCACACAGCCGCCGTCGGCCCGGTCGCCAACCCACCACACGTCAAAGAAATCGTCCTGGTCCAGGTCGCGTCTGGGCACGATCTTGGAGGCGTTGGCGCTGTCAATGTCCGCAGCGCCCAGGGCCATCTTGATGTTTTCGGCAGAGGTGCCCAGGGAGGTCAGGGAGATTTTGCATTCCACACTGTCCAGGTGCTTCAGTTCTTTCATGTTGACGGGGCAGTTGTCCACGTCACTGCCCAGGTCAGAGTAAGTGGGCGTGTAAGAAATGGTAATGCCGCCGGTGGTCGCGCAGATAATGTCGTCATCTGCCGGTGCCGCCACCTTGGAAGGGTCAAAATTCCGCAGCAGGACGCCGACCTCCATCTGCAGGCCGTCAAAGGTATCCTTGGGAATTACGGTAAATTTACTCATATGGGTTCCTCCTTATTCGTATTAATTCGCAGTCAGATACTCGGCGGAAACGTTGATGTACCGCCGCTTGATTGTCGGGCTTGTGTCGTCGGTCAGGCTCTGACACCAGGGCGACCCGCGTTTGAGCCAGATGTAACCACCGTCGCATTTCAGCAGCTTGCCGCCGATGCCAAGAGCCTCCGACAGCTCCTGTGCCTTGGCGTTGGGTGTGGCCTCGGATTCCGTGTAGTACCACAGGTTGACGGTCAGCCCAACCTCCCCGCCTTCCCATGCGCTCGTGATGACCTCATAGGTCAGGTATGGAAACGTAACGTCGTCCGGGACCGCTGTGGAGGCGTAGGCCGCAATGCCAAAGCCGGAAAAAAACTTGTATAATGCCGCCGCCTTGGTCATACCGGTAAACTCCATTCCTCAGCTGTGACCTGCGAAAACTGGAACGTCGCAACTTTAGGGGTTTGAATATCGTCTCCATCGGAAGTCACGCGGAAAATCTTCCCGTCCCGGTTTCGTCTAAACACATCGTGGTACTCTAGCATGGCGTTCTTCTCCGTAGTCACAGTATACATACTGGACACTCCCTGCTTTTCGGCTACTCGCGCCTCCATGCTACTGTTGTACGTGATGGAAGCCATGAAAACTACACCGTCTGCCCACTCGGTGATAAACCCTCCTTCACCATCCGGAATACGTGTTTTTTCAACCATCGTACACTCTTCCATGGACGCCGACAGTAAACTCATGGTCTAATCCTCCTCCACCGATTTAATTTACTCCTAAACTGGGTCTGCCAACCAATAGACGATTCCGAACTTCCGGCTACCGTCTTAGTGTACGAATACCCACCGAAAGATTCGGACTGGTATGGGCTATCGTTCACTTCCCCATATTTATCAACCCATTCTTTAATTTCAGTCTGTAGGTCCATGACGGCAGGAGGAACCGCCATGGCCCAGACCGTACCCTCGAACACTTCATCCGTCAGGCTCGAAGCAGGGTACTGATATAACCCGTCGTTAAATACACTCCCACAAATGCGGAAATACTGACCAGTAGTGAGGAAGGGCAGTACTAGCTGTCCTTCCTCTATGGTGTAAGTACCCTCATGTACCCCACCAGGCACTACAAACCAGTTGTTCAAATGCCCAAGGATTTCTTCCAGCATAATACTGCCCTTCTTTCAATTAACCCTTGCTGAGGATCCGAGCGATGGGAATGCTTCTATGGTTAAAGAAGCCAGAACCCGCGCTATCCTTAACCAGCGCCCAGTTAGAGCCGCTCGCCAGCTGGTCGTTGGTGGGAGAGATGATGGCGGTAGAGGGCATCTTGAAGGAGATACCACGAGGAGCATACATGAGCCGCTCGCGGTGAATCAGCCAGTTCACGCCACCGGCAGATTTGGGATCGCGCCACATCTCAGAGGGGACAGCCGCGCCACAATCGCAGTAATCGAAGGCACCGGAACCCAGAATGTAGGAAGTATAAACGGTCTCGTCGCCGCTGGTGTCAGCGGTCAGGTCATCGTCTACCAGGACGGTACGACCATTCCAGTCCGCCAGGGCAATAGTCCGCTGGATGCCGTTCGCGTCAGTCTGCTTGCGGTACTCCAGCAACTCCAGGTTCTCCAGGTTGGTAGCCACAGCGCTGTTCAGAATGGCAAGGGTGAAGATGTTCTTGTTATCACCAGCCGCTTTCTGAATGGCAGTGTTCAAAGTGGTGGGGCCAACCATGGCATTGGCCTCACCGGTGATGTCCAGGGTGTGCTTATCAGCGAAACCGTCGTTGCCAGTCATGGCGAAAATACCCTTCAGAATGGACATCAGAATGCCCTCGTTCACGTCATCCCAATAGTCGGAAGTCTGACGTGCGATCTCCTCCATGAAATCCTTACCGGTGATGTCCTCGGAGAAATCCTTCTCCTGCCACGCCTTAGCACGACCCACAACGATCATGCTCTGAAGGTAGGTGTCGATGCTGGTAGCGGTGATGTCGGTGGAACCGTCGTAGTTCAGCGCGTCGCCACCGATCAGACCAGTCATAGGAACGGTAATGAAGTTACCGCCAGTCTGCTCCGTCAGCATAGATTTAAGGTCGGACCGGGTACGCAGTACGCCAGCCTTCAGCAGGGCGTTCTGCTTAAGTCGGGGTACGGTTTCAAGGTATCTACCGAATACTTCAGCGTTAAAATTTTTACTGTCAAAAACTGCCATTTAATTCATCCTTTCTCACTAGTATAGGCGGCATACTCGGCAGGATGCTCATTCGCGAACTGCATTTTCTGTGTCAGCGTCATCGCGTTGAATGCGTCCTTACCACCGCCAGCATTGTTGGGAGGAGTTTTAGTGTCCGCTCCCCTTTTCCCCTCGGTCACGATGAAGTCAGTCCATTCGGATTTGATGGTCTTAGTCAGCTCGCTAGCATCTTTGATTTTGCCGTCCACCAACTCCACACTATCCACATCGGACACTTTGAGCACGGTGTTAATACGCTTCTCGCTCACACCGGCTTCCTTCAGAAGTTCCCGATAGGCGGCTTCCTTCGCTGCACGGGATTCCTTCTTGCCCTGCTCCAGTTTGTAGTCTTCGAATTCCTTTTTCAGATCCTTGTACTCCTTGGTATCCTTGACATTGGGAGCGGGTTCCTGCTTGTTTTCCTCAAGGGCTGTCTTCACCTTTCCCTCGGCAAATGCGTCCCTGGCGGAGATGTGCTCATTCATCAGCGCATCCTCGGCTTCTTTGGGGAGTTCCACCCCACTCTCTTTCATGATTCTGCGAACGAACTCGCGTGTGAATGCCATAATCAAGTTCTCCTTTTCATCGGGGGTGTTTCTCTACCCACGAACTTTGCACAACCACCACTTCGTGGTGGTTGCTTATTACCAGTTCCATTATACCACACCTCGGGCCTCCTGTCAAGTATTTTACCTTGACAATACAACGATTTCCAATTCTTCCCGTGTTGTAGTATCGGCTGTTGCGTGTTGTATTGTATCCCACCCCTAAGGGGTGTGGGATACAATACAACACTCGAACCTACAGCGGAGACCCCATTTGTATTGCATGTTGCAACATACAATACAACATTGAACTACCCCTTCAGAGCATTCTCGGCAATTGTTCGATACTCGTCAGCATGATCTGACACCGCTGGTTTAATGTACGGCTGCGCCTTAGTGTTGACGGTCCCCAGCTCCACATAGGCGGCATACTCCACGTTGGTCCCAATGTACACCACCTGCCCGCTCTCGTCCACCGTGTGAGTGATGCTGTTCCGCAGTCTGCCGGTATCCACGGGGCAATTCAGTTTAGCATACGCCTCAGCAGTCAGGCCAATGCTTTCCAGCGCACGAACGACAGCCTCTTGAGCGGCATCCTTGAAGGTGTCAGAATTATCAGTTACCGTAACACCCGCCACTACACAAACACCCCTTCTTCCTCGGCTTCCCTTTGTTTCTCTATGAACTCGTCGAATTCCTGTTGTACACTCTCAGGAGCGCCGGGGAGAAGGTGCCAGTTGTCCTGTTCCGGTACAAAGTACGGACTGTCGATAAACTTAGGTGCTTTCACGTTTTTCATAACTCATTCATCAGCTCCTCTAGCATCTCCCCAAATTTCTTGGCTACTGGTCTAGGACTAGCGCTGGTTAGGTATTCAGCGAAACATTCAGCAAACCATTCCTTCTCATTGCACGAAGCGTATTCGGACACGGCACTACCCATATCAGCAACCTTCGTACCAGTGGACATCGCCACTTTGGCCCTTAGGTATTTTGACGTGGTGTTATACGTATATTTGCCGCTTGGTGAAAAGTGGCCACCAGCACCAAGTGCTCCAACATCGGTGAGTAAACCGTCCACGGCATGACCTAACTCATGAATTATAATGGATTCAGCAGTGGTTCCACGCGGGTGCCACCCAGTAGCTACATCGTGATCATAAGACTTCACCAATTCAGCAAAGTTTCCATAGAAGTCCTTCTTATTGTTGGTTTCAACTCTTTTGTCTCCGTATAGGTAGCACTGTGCGTATGTTGAGTCACCCAAATCCTTCGCAGTCACCCCGCCAATTTTGCCCTTTACCTGCGGATATACGCTTGTAACTCTCTCGTAGGAGCTAGCGATTGACTTTGCAGAGTCAAGATCACACCCGGTCAAATCGCATTTGGTGGTGAAATATCCAGAACTATTCAGTATTTGATTCACTTCATCGACAGACTTCGCACTACCAATTCCAGCCTGTGTGAAGTCGGGAACGTCTGTTGTAGTGGTATGCTCTTCCTTCCACTCCTCGTATGTCATACCACCTAGCTTGTTGTTCCGGCTGGTGAGGTCCGACGCATTTAGGTCTACTCCGTCCACCTGTGCTATCAAGGTACATCGGCAGTTGTAAACCTCTGACGGGTCGCCTCTTGGGTCGCCTGGGTACCGGCACCCATTGGAGAACACACCACCAACCTCGATCATCTCGCCGTCTAGCTCAACATGAGAACGACGAGTGCGCCCGTCAGCCGTAGAGAGCCACACTTGTTTCATCTTTATGCCCATTTTTTCGGCTCGTTCGTAGCTATCCACTCGCCCAGCGTTCTCAGCAGATGTTGTCATGGTTCGGGCGTTCCGGATTGACGCGGACTTGTTCATGTCTGTGACAGTCTGGAGCCGCTTTGCTGTCTGTTTAATACTCTCACCTTGGAGAATACTTTGTGTGATGGCGGAGGTGACTTTCTTCTGGTTCCACTGCTCGTCTTTGGGTATGTTCACTTTGGCTTGCGGCAAGAGCGAAGGGTTGTCTTTAATGAGCTTCTCCACGGTTTGACGGTCGTACAAAGTGTATGAAGTGTCCACCATGGACCCCTTTTCTACCTCAAAGGTGCCATAGTTATGGTTAGTGGCGTAGACCTCTGGAGTGTAACCATTAATAATACTGGACGCGATTTGGTTGGAGTTGGACAGGTCCGATGCTAGAGTGTCCCGCATCTCCTCCCACCTTTTGCCCATCATGATTTGACCAGTCCGCCACTGG